ATCGTCGGCGTTACGCTTGTCCACGCCTCCGTGCCGTACTCCCGGTACTGCACCATGTAAGCCGCCGTGTTTTTGTTAGATAGCGGGGTAATGGCGGCGGTAAAGGTGACTTTACCGTACTCTCCCGTGCGGCTCGCTGTGCCATTTTGCGTGCAGCGGGTGGCCGAAATGGCCGAGATGGTGGGGACGCTGTAGGGCTTTACGGTATACTCAATTGATTTTGTAGCCGTCCGCCCACGGCTATCCGTTACAGCGCATGTGATATACACCGTGCCGTAGTAAGGCAAAAAACCCGTTGTGCCGGTCGCCGCAGATGCGGTATACAGTGTGCCGGAGCCAGCCGACCAGCCCACCTTAATGCTATAGGATTTAATGGTGCTGCCCTGCGCGCCCGTGCCAGTGATTGCAACTTTGATTTTACTGCGCAGCTGTAGGAAATACCCGGTATATTTCGTTTTGTTGCCCGTTGGGTCAGTTACGGACACTGACAGCGTTGGCACCACGCTTGACGGGATTGCCAGCGTCACCGTACACTCCGAGCGCCCCACATAGGCGGTGCCGTTGTAAGTCTCACAGATGATCGTTGCCGCCAGATTTGCGCTATTGGGCGCGTTGGTGGCCAAATCGATAGGTGGCGTCCAGTTATAAGTCGTCTTGCCATCGTAACCTGTAATTTTAACCGCATTTTTGCTGCCGACTTTGTAATATAGTTTGTCGGTAAAGCTTGCGCTTTTGCGGTCAATTGTGATTTTAAGGGCGGTGCCAAGGGTGCCGGTTTTGGGTGCTGACACAACAGATGCGCGGGGGATGGTGTCCAGCTCCAGCGTCTTGGTCTGCGTGATTACGCCGGCGCTAATCTCCGTGTCCATCCACGTCCGCACCTTAATGCTCCCAGTGCCATCAGCCTTGTGGCTGACGGTGAGGGTGGTGTCCAAGATGGTCTTGGTGGTATTTTGCGGCAGCGTAAACGCTACTGTGTGCTCGGTCTCTGTGCCGCCATTAATGGTGATGTAGTAATACGCCTTGTCACCGGGGGCATCATTATAGCTGGAGCCGGTCTGTTGTGATGTCCACTTAATGCGGACTTTGGAGGTATTGTTGGCTATGGATTGGCCAACTTGTTCCAATGATAGATTTTGATATACACTCATGGTGTCCCCTCCTTAGCTGACAATCACATCATCATTGTCGTCCACCTGGATAACCACTTTTCCAATGGATATAGCGGACGAAACTTTGAGCCGTTTAGCTTCTACGCCTTCCGCCGTGATTTGCAGTTCTGGTGTATTGTTGCGCACAAACTGCAAAATGTCGTTATCCAACCGTAGCAATACTTCATTCCCGCTCTCGCCGATGATAAGCCCCTCGTCCGTAAATCTAAAAGCCTTTGTAATAGATGCATACTTTGCTTGCAAATCGCCGTCTACGTCATCAATCCGCTCGGTGACTTTGGTAATGTCGATGCCCAGTTGGTCGGCCAGCACGGAGAGCCTTGTGCTGACCTCCTCCTTGTAGGCGCCGAAATCCCCGGTTTCCACATAGTTTTCCAGCGCCGACAGGATGATGGAGTTGACATTCTGCTGCAGGTCGGTGATTTGCTGGGTGGTGGTTTGGGTTACTTGGCTGGCCGAATCGTCCACCCGCTCGATCAGCTCCGCACGTGTGTTTTCAATGCGGTCATTGGTTTTTCGATCAGCATCAATTTGTGCGCCCGTATAGGTGCGGCTGGTGCCGCCCAACGTGATTTGTGTGTTGCCTGGGTCAAGGATGTCCGGGGCCAACTCCATCAGCGGATAGGATGCGCTGTAGCCGTGGGGCGTACTGACCAAGGCGGTCATTCTGCCCACCCGGAAATGCTGGACGCCCTCTTGCCAGCCCAAATCCACTGCCTTGCAGGTGATGGTTTCCGGCATAGACAAGCCATTATCGGCCAGGGCCGTTTTTGCCTTTGTCTGGAGATTGGTGTCAACGGTCACATCATCCCACTTGATATGCCTGGTAATACGCCCGTATGTGGCCACGCCGGACTTGCTGTAGATGATTTTCCCGGACTTCACAAGATCATCTGACAGTGCGCCGTCCGATAGGCTTTCAATGGTCAGCCCGTCCTTGCCCTCCGGCAGAATGGCAGTGTAAATTTTCGTACCGTCCGTTTCACTGGACAGGTCAAGCAGGTTTTCTGCAAATTCCACCGTCTGCGTATTTGTCAGCGGCAGCTCCGCATAATAGTCCAAATAATTTCCGTCATTCTCGTATCGGATTAGCAGATTCCCGCCCAGGGAAGATTTGAACAGCTTATCGGAAATAGTGGTCATCGCCGTGGCATACTCCCCAGAGCTGCGGGTGATGTAATTGTTCGGGTCGGACACGGTGACCACGCCGGGCTTGATCTGCTGCTCTGCAGTCACCTGCGCATTGTGCTGTGACAGAATCCAGCGGAAGAAAAACTCCACCACATTCCCGCCTGCGGCGGCGGCCTTATAGGCAGCATCCCCCGCAAAGTCATCCGGGAAAATGAACGGTGGTATGATGCTGTCATTCAGCGCCGCCATAATGCCCTCTGTTTCGATTTTGTGCGCCCCGTAGAAGTCTTTTATATCGCTGGTTATTCTTCCCCTATATATAGGGAAAGTGCCGTCCAGCAGCTCCACAAGGCCGCTCATGCGGCGCAGATTGCTTAAATAGGGATGTTCTGCGCCCACCGAAAAGGACATTTCCCCGGCCTTGCTGACCGCCAGCTTAACAGAGGGGTCACGGACGATTAGTTTTTCATCCGCAAGGCGTGGGTCATACAGGATATAGTTTTTGTATTTGAGTTGATACATTACAGGCTCGCCTCCTGGTATGTCACAGTGATGCTACCTGTGCCGCTTGCGACTTTTGCTTTCAGGGTGTTGCTTCCAGACACAAGACGGATAGCGGGCAGAATATGATCTCCCGCGCTGATGTTGATTGTGCTGCTGCCCCAAAGCAAGGTGGTGTCCTGGGCCACCGTGATAGTAGGGATGACAGGCCGGCGCTCGTTGGGTAGGGATAGCTGTTTGTAGGCCGTGCCAAGGTCAGAGCGGGAAACCGTGGTTTTTGCGTTCTTGTATTTCCACGGGTCGCAGTCAACCGTGACCGGGATAGTCTGCATCATTTTGACAAGCTCCACCTGCCCAACGGAGCACCGCCCACTGTAAAAATGGGCGGTGTCCTCGGGGAATGTTATTTTAACGCGCTTGCCGTGGACTTTGTTGCAGAAATCGGAAATCGTAGCAGGCCATGTCTTGCCGCTCACCGTGTCCACGCCGGCGAGCTTCAGTGTAATAGTGCGGTTCTTATAGGTGACTTCTCCGGTCAGCACTTCAGACGCATCCAGCAGACCGTCCCGGCCCGGAACATCGATCATGTTCGTGCGGACTTCCGGAAGGGAAATGGACTTACTTGCAAGCAGCAGGCCATATTCTGCGTAGGTATCTTTCCCGTCAAAAAATACTTTTCCAATCATACGGCCCTTGCCCTCCTCGCGTTGATTTTGGCCAGTTCTTCATCCATGCCTGGGGCAAGCAAACCGACAACCTGGCCACTGTCCATGATGACTTTCATATTTGCCAACATAGGCAAATACTGTTCCAGCAGCATTACAATTCTGCTAGAATCGCTGCCACCGCTTGTGCTTTCTGCTCCGTAAGAGCCACTTGTATAATTTCTGCTGATGTTTGCATCTGCCGTAATGGTGCCAGCGTCAAAGCTCATGTTGCCTTCGATGTCCTTTTTCACCGATGAAAATTCATCGCTAAACCCTTCGCCCAAGCCTTCAGCCATAAAGCCGCCGATGCCGGCAAAGACCTTGGAAGGGGATGCAATACCCAGAATCTTCTTAACGCCGCCAACAAGCGCGTCCACTTTATCGTTAAACCAGTTCTTGATGTTGTCCCACATCCCGGCGATACCGTCTTTCAAGCCTTGGACAATGTTTCTGCCGATGCCGCCCCAATCATAATTTCGGAATGTGTCAACAATGGCCGCGATAATGCGCGGGACGGCCGCAATCAGTTCCGGGATTGCTCCGACAATGCCGGTAATCAGCGATACAATGATTTGCGGCGCCGCAAGAATGATTTTGTCAAGGTTGTTTACAATGCCGTTGATGAACGCAATAATCAGCGTAGGGATTGCCGCCACCAATTCCGGTATGCACTGGATAATTCCGTCTATCAGCGCAAACAGGAGATCGATTCCCATTTGGATAATGTTCGGCAACTCTACAATGATTGCTGCAAGCAAGTTGCCAATAATCAGAGGTACTGCCGCAATAAGCTGCGGGATCGCGTCAATCATCCCGTTTGCCAGCGTCATAATCAGCAGGATTGCCGTCTCGACAATTTGCGTTAAAAATTCAGGGTCTGTTATCTGCTGTATAACTGTCAGGGTTACTTGGATTAGAGCATCAATCAATGCCGGGAGATTGTCAATCAGCCCATTTGCAAGTTGCAGCACGATTTCAATAGAGGCAGCATTCAACGCCGGAAGATTTTGGATAATTGCATTTACAAGCGCCATAAAAATATCTGCGCCTACCTGCACGATTTTAGGCAAGTACTCAAGGATTTTATTAAGCCCATCGCCCACAACGTTGCCCATTTCGTCCATCAATCCAGAAAGACCGCCGGTGCTAAATGCATCCGTCAGTTGAGATACATACCCCGTAAGCGTCTCGATGGCCTTTTGCGCTGGGCCGGAAAAAGTCTCATAAAGAGTGATGCCAAATCCTTCTGTGGCAGATTTTAGGATAGTAATTGCGCCGTTCATGTTGTTAATCATCGTGTCCGCCATGCTTTGCGCAGTACCGTCCGCATTGGCGATGGCGGATGTTAATTTCTCAAAATCGGAATCGGACGCATTGACGATGGCCAGCATGCCGGACATTGCTTCCTGACCGGCAATGGCCGCTGCCACGTTAGCTTTCTCCGCTTCGCTCAATCCGGCCATTTTATCGCGCAGGATCTGCATGGTTTCGCTAAATGGCTTCATGGTTCCATCAGCGTTTTGGATAGCATCCGCTGCATCCATGCCCAAGGAAGCAAACGCCTCTTGGACTTCCTTGGTCGGTTTGGCCAGCCTGGTAAGCATTGCGCGCATTGATGTGCCAGCTTGTTCCGCCTTGATTCCGCTGTTGGCCATCAAACCAAGGGCAACAGATACGTCCTCAATGCTATACCCCAAAGCGCCGGCAACAGGAGCAACGTATTTGAAGGAGCCGCCCAGCATGGATACGTTCGTATTTGCGCTATTTGACGCAGCGGCGAGCACATCAGCAAAATGCGCAGAATCAGAGGCCTGCAGTCCGAATGCCGTCAGTGCATCCGTTACAATGTCCGACGTTAACGCAAGATCTTCGCCAGACGCGGCAGCAAGATTCATAATTCCATCAATACCGTTTAGCATTTCCTCGGTTTTCCATCCTGCCATAGCCATGTAGGTAAAGGCATCAGCCGATTCGGATGCGGAGAACTTGGTTTTTGCACCCATTTCCTTTGCTTTATCTCGCAGAGCGTCTAAACTTTCTCCGGTTACCCCAGAAATTGCCGCGACATTGGCCATAGACGAATCAAAATTACTACCGACATCAATGGCATATTTCCCGACCGCTGTAGCTGCTACGGATGCGGCTGCTATTGCTTTGGCTCCAAATTCAGCAACTTTTTTCGCAGCATTTGTAAACTTTCCGCCAAGCCGATTTGCGTTTTCGGCGATTTCCTCGATTTGATTGTTTACATCGCCAGAATCTACGGAAATTTTTACAAACAAATCAAGTAGATTCATGTGTTCACCTCGCTCTCTTTGTAAATTCTGAAAATTATTCGTGACATTCCATTGATAGTATGGTATGATATCGGCAAGGAGGGATTATTTATGATAAGTTTTAACAAAGATTCTGCTTGGGACTTAAAGCCGATTCCCGTTTCCGATGTGCGTGGTGAAGTGAATGGCTTGTTGATTGACGGGGAAGAAATCGCTGCCGCATTTAAGACCGTACGCGACCAGCTGATTTTTACTAACAAGCGAGTCATATCGGTTGATGTACAGGGGATTACAGGAAAGCGCAAGTCCTTCAGCTCTATGCCCTATTCGAAAGTGCAGTTTTTCTCCGTGCAAACCCCAGGCTTTGCCGAAATCATCCCGGATAGCGAACTTGTTCTGACATTCTCCAATGGTTATGTCGCAAAGTTTGAGTTTAAGGGAGGCACAGACATCGGGAAAATCGGAAGAATGATTTCTGATTATGTCCTCAAGTAACGCATATTCGCCCGCCGCCCCTTTACGGGGCGGCTTTTTTAACTTGTAACCCGCAACGATTGACAATATCGCTGGTGATTTCTTCACATGAGCGATTGTCTTTTTTGCTCACATCTATAATTTCAATGTATCGCTTATCGATTGAAACGCCCGCGCATCGCTCGCATATTGCTTTAAGCAGGTCAGCAGAATAAATTCGATATGCTTTTTCTTCTGCATCCTGCTTGTACCGCGCTACACAGTATGACAGAAATGGCTTTACTCTTTGGCTTCCACGATATTCTCCTGCACAGAGCCGGACGGCGTTTCTGCCGTCTCGGTCTGCGCAGATGTAAAAAGGTCCGCAAAGGCATCGTCCGTCATAAGCTCAGTAACATCAACCAGCAACTTGGCAAGCGTCAGCCCAGCGGCATATTTTTTTGCAGGCACGCCTTCCACAGCCGCCAAAATTGCGATCAGATCTTTCTTGTGTCCACGCAAAAGCAACGGAGCAGATTTCTTAACCCTTGCCAATACAAAGTCCTTTGCATTTACGCCATCCGGGAGCTTCTGACGCTGAAACAACGCTGCGGCTTCTTTGTCCTCGGCTATGTTGGCAATAGGATCGATAATGTCTGCGATAACATCAAACACTCGCTCCCCTTTAATTTTTGACAGTTTCATGGTGTTACTCCTCCGCCGTACCGGCCTTGATGTAGATCTCAAATGGCACAGTGTCCTGTGCGCTCATGGAGTAGTGGGCCGTATACTCAAACGCGAACTGCCCCTTCGCCTTGTCGCTGGTCTTTAGCTGGAAGCCGCCGGTGGACAGTGCGTTCATCAGGTGGATGGCGATGAAGCCGCCATTTTTATCGCCGTTCTTGTCGGAGTAGTCGCCCACCAGCCAGATGTCGGCAAAGTCAGCGTCCGACAGATCGTTCCGAGGCGTGACCTTCCCATCGCTGGTACCCACATCGGCAGCACCGCAAAGGCTCTTTGCAATCTTGGTGTCTGCGTTAATGAACGTACCCGCAATCTTCGCCTCCCAGGAATCCACCCGTTTCAGTTCCTTCATGTTCTTCGGGCAGTTGTCGATGTCCTCTCCATAGTCCTTATAGGTGGGCGTTGCGGTAAAGCTAATGCCGCCGGTCGTCGCGCCAATCTGCCCCGATTCCCCGATGGTGCCGGTGGCCGGGGTAAAATCGGTAGTCAGAATACCGGCGTTTATCTGGAGCTTCTGAAATGCATCAGAGGGAATTTTTGTGAATTTCATATTTTCTTCCTTTCATCAGTTTTGCGATAGGTATTCCACCGTGATGTTGAGATACCTTCGCTTGATGTTTTTATCGCTTTCGTCCGCGATGTTCTGACACCACGGGGAGCCACGCTTGATCCACATTGCTCCGCCGTCATAGGCGACCATACAGCCGCCCATGCCGATTGCGTCGCTGATTTCTTGTGCCTTTGCGTTGGGCATCGCTTCGCTCTCGGTGTAATACCAGAGGTTGACCGTCAGCGCGATCTCGCCGCTCTCCCATGATCCGGTGATAAGCTCATAGGTCAGCCACGGGAAAACCGCGTCATCTGGCACGTTGGAGGTTGGGTATGATGGGAGGAATTGAGAGAACCACGCATGGAGCGCCTTGTCCTTTGTCATTTCGGCAGCTCCTTTCGCTCCGCGGTGAAGAATTTCAGCGCCTTAATGATTGCGCCTGCAGACCTCGGCGCGGCTTTTTCCTCGGGATTTGAGGTCACACGATAGGTAATCCCCGTTTCCGTATCGCGGAAATAATCGTTGTACTCGATGGGAACGCTCTGGTTAACCAGCGCGGAATATACCGAGGTAACGCCGCTCTTTTCCGCTTTTCGCGCCTCCATCGATGTGTCAAGAGACTGGTAATTGAGGAACTCCGCGCCCTCTTCCCACGCAGTGATGTAGCCGCCCGCGCCGTCAGGCGTGCGCTTTTTCTCCATCAGAATGCACTTGTGGGCAAAATCGTCCAGTAAAGTCACGGTTCCACCCCCTTGAGCTTGCGCCAGTCATTTAACCGGCCTTTAAAAGCGCCCTGCCAGCCCGTCCCAGCGCTCGTGTCGGCATTTCCGCCGCTCGCCTTGGTGTAACTGTACCCGCCGAAGCTTTCGCTTGTGTACGGGCTTAAAACGGCTTCACCGTTCTTTTCTTCCCACGCGGCGATATCTTCGGCAAGCACAACCACAGCCTTCGGAACAGCCAACACCCACACCGTTCCGGTAAAGGTTTCATCCGTAAGGTCGGTCGCCGGGTACTGGTGCAGGCCATCGTTAAATACGGATCCGCAGATACGGAAATATTGATTGGTCAGGAGAAAGGGCAGCGCAATGCTGCCATTCTCCACGGTGAACGTGCCCTCGTGAATGCCCACGAGAAACCAGTTGTTCAAGTGCCGTAAGACCTGTTCAAGCATTACGCCGCCCTCCTATCAGGTTTTTGCCGTTACGTCAGCGCTGCCGGACTTGAGCGCATGATAGTTGCCGTCGCACTCAACAACGGTCACCTTCTGGCCGGTCGCAATGGTCAGGTCGCTCTTGCCGTCCCAATCGTTCCAACCGGCAACATTGTCGCCGTAAGCAACGGTCGCAGCAGAGGCGCCGGACGTGTACTTATACTTGTTGCCCGCAGCAACCTTTGCCGGAGACACGGTCAGCTTGGTATCGCCGCTCTTGGAGCCAGAGGCAGAGGTGACCGTCAAAGAGCCAAGCGCGCCGTTGTCGATGGTGCCAACGACCACGCCGTCAATGCGCTCAGCAAACAGCTCCATGCCGTTAATGACGGTGTCCGATGCGGTCATGTTGGTGTAATCGGGCTCCTCATGGATGCCGATGTAGCCGGTCGCGTCGGTGGTAAAGGTGAAGACCTCCTGCAGATCGGCGCCGTTGACGGGGATGTAGTAAAGGACGATGTTGTCCTTCGCCGTGGCGTAAATCTTGCCCTTGGGGACGCTGGCGTTCATGATGAGCGTGCCGAGGCCGAGGAAGTTCTCGACGTAGCTCATGCCGAATGCGGTCTGCACGGTGATGTTGGCCGTAGACAGGTAATCCGCAACGTCCAGCGGATTCATGAAGTAGACCGCGCCGATCTCGTCGTCCTCGAAAAGGACCTGCAGATTGCCCCACGCCTGCGCAAGAACAGTCTGGAAGTTCTTACCGCTCACCGCGCCGGTGCCGGTCGAGAGGAAGTCAAAGAAGCTCTTGCGGATGCCTTTCTGGACGTCCTTGAGCATTTCATCGGTGGTCGTTTCCACCGCCTGATCGTAGCCGCGATCGGTGATCGCCTCGGCAGAGGTGGCCTTGCGCCACTTCTTGATCGTGATCTCCTTGTAGTTCACAGCCTCGGTCTTGTAGTGGGAAAGGGGGATGGTGTCACCCTCGGCCACAACGCCGCTCTCGAGCGTGCCGGTCGCCTTGTAGCTCTTGAGCACAGTGCCAGCCTGCTTGGCGATCTTGCGGGTCACACCGAGCGCCTCCATCAGCTTCTTGATGGAGTAACCGAACATTTCGGTAAATTCGATCTCGCGCACGCGGGCGAGGTCATTTTTCTTGATCAGATTGGTTTCAGCAGCCATAATTAGCCTCCGTTCTTATTTTCAAAAAGATTGATGTTTGCAGCAATCGCCGCGCGGCGCTCCGCTCTGTCCTTGATCTGCATGATCTGGTCTTTGGTCATTGCGCCGCCGCCGGTGTTCGCCGGGGGATTGGCGGGATTCGCGCCGTGCGTCTGCGTGGCGGAGACCAGCCCCTTATAGGTGCCGTCCACGAGTGCATCGAGGGCCTTGGTGTCCTTGATCTTCTCGCCGTCCATCTCCAATGCGGCCATTTCCTCGCCGCAGCCGCGCATAGCAAGGTCAAGATTCGCGCCGGTGATGTTTTTGCTCTCAAAGTAAGCCCGGACAGCCTTTTCCTTCGCCGCCTTGCTTTCCTTTGCGGTCACGGTTGCCTTGAAGTCTTCAAAAGCCTTGTGTTCCTTCTCGTACTTCTCTTGATAGCCGCCGTCACCAGCCGCCTTGAGGTCGTCCAACTGCTTCTGGACACCGGGCAGCTTCTCCGCGTCGGCCTTATACTTGCTGACATCAGCTTTCAGGCCGTCCACGGTGTCGGTATGCGCCTCGATAATTGTATCAACCTGCTCATCGGTAAGCCCCATACCCTTCAAAAGTTTTCGTGTAAGTGCCATGACACTATCTCCTTTTCTTCGGTTCCGTTCCTTCGGAAACGATAGTTTTATAAAAACCGCTGTCCCTTGCGGTAATTAACAAAAAGAGCCAACTGCATACAATTTGTAAGCAGTTAGCTCCTATTTCAGTTCGTCCTCCAATATCTTCCGGTATTGGATGGCATGGTCGGCGGCAGCAGGTTTCAAAAACGGCTGTGCCTTGTTTCCGCGCGTGTAATGCCAATTTCCCTTTGCGTCCTGATACACCCACGGTGTAGGCCGTCCGCCGCCGCCCTCGGCGTAAATGCCGGTGCCAAGCTCAACATAAGCGGCATACTCATTGTTTGTTCCGATGATTGCCGCTGGTTCCTGCTCATCTACCACATGGGTGATGCTGTTCCGCAGATTGCCGGTGTCCACGGAACACAGCTTTTTCGCATATCCCTCTGCCACCAGACCAATCTTTTCCAGCCCCCGCAGAAGCGCCGCATGGATGGCGCCAGAAACCTCTTTGCTGTTGTCGGTGATTTCAACGTTCATCAAAAAATCCCTCTTGACTTTTTTTCGGGAATTGCATATACTGACAGTGAGGAAACTCATGTTTCCGTTTTTTCGAGCCGAACCTCTTCCCGTTACTGGAGGGGGGGCGGCTCATTTTTTATACCTTCGTGCGAACAGGAGAGAACCGTTCTCATCCAATGCAATCACATCAAAACCGAACCCAGTGCTAACCACGCTGCGAACTGCTCTATCATCTACAATGCGTATAAGCTCATCTGTATTGATGGATCCTGTGCACTGTAACACAACCCCTCCAGGAGTTTTTGCAATCTGCTTTGTGGCTTTTCGAATCGCCATATCTGCCGCTTTCGCTGTTGATATACTTTTCAATTCCCACTGTTTACCTCGCCACAGGTAGTCTGGCGTTTTTATCCCCTGCGCATTCGCTTCTTTCAACAGCACGAACTTCCCGCCGAATTGATCTCTGAGTTGGTTTGCAACTTCGATTTCGGTCTTGTGCCCTTTTATGCGGTATCCGTTCTCGTATCGCACCTTACCCATGCGGGGCTTGGCGGAATCTATATATTTCTTCGTAACATCCTTTGCAGATTTTTCGCTCCCCATGTGATATGGGGATAACTGTTTGCCGCTGTATCCCTGCTTCGATGCTTCCCACTGCGCATATGTCATGTCAGATATAAGCCCGTCGCGTGTCCTACGCAGCCCGTCTGATGTATCTACCCCATCCACATCAGCAACCAGCGTGCAGCGGCAGTTATACACAAGATAACCGGGTGCAGACGCATCGCCGGGGTACATAATCTCGTACCCATCGATTTTAAACGGCTTGTCGATTTCGGCCCGCTGACCGTCCAGCATTGCATGGGCGTGCCGAGTTCGTCCGTCCAGCGTCGCCACCCACTCCCGCTTGAGCTTGATGCCCATCTTTTCCGCCGCCGCGTAGCTGTCCATGCGCCCCGCGTTCTGTGCACCTGTCACGGCAGTTCTGGCGGTACGTATAGCGCTGTCGCGGCTCATGGTGGTAATGCGCTTTTGCAGGTCGTCCGCCATGTGCTTGATGCTCTTTCCCTGCAAGATGGAGCTGGTGACACTGGCCGTAATTTGCTTCTTGCCGTATGCGAGATCAATCCCGCGTTTCAGCGCTCTGCCCTTTGGATAGTACGGCATCAACTCCGGTTGCTCCGCGATCAGGCGTTTAACCGTCTGCTCGTCCCACAGGTCAAAGCCGACGTTGCCCACGACCTGCTCGATGGTGTACGCCGAATAGTTGCGGTTGAGGGAGTAGATACCGGGCGTAGCATCGTTGGTGTAGGACACCGCCACAGCGTTTGCATCGGTCATGCGGTGCGCCACCTTGTCCCGCATAGCTTGATAGCGTTCTCCGCGCCCGATCTGGTTTAGCCGCCATTGCTTATAGTCAGCCTCCGTCCATTCCTTGCCGTTCTGCACGGTGCCGATCAGAGCCTTCATTTCCTCGTCGCGCTTTTTGAATTGCTCAAAATATGCGTCGATGGTAGCTTGCAGTTCTTCCCCCGCCTCGCGGTATAGCGTTGCAATACGACGTTCCAGCTTCGCAAGCTCCTTATCGGTCAGCTTGTGTCCGAGGTCACTGTTCGCCATCGCCGTTCACCTCCGGCGCATCCGGTTCCGCAAAGCTCCGGTCAATCTCTTCTGCAGCCTTCCGCTTTGCCATGTCCTCGTACTGGTCAATGTCGCCGTTGATGGTCAGCAGCTTCTTTGTGATGTATTCGTCATCGTAATACGCCGCACCCAGAAGGATGTTCTGCGTTTCCTCGCTCTTGTTAATGATCTGATTGCGCGTGTAGCTGGGCTGGTCCTCAATTCCTGCCAGACGCAGTATTTCCACAATAAACCGCGTGACCTCGGATTCAAACTTGTCCGTTTTCAAATCCAGCGGCACATAGCTTGCCTTGATTGCGGTTGCCGTCTGGTTGCCGGCAGATACCGCCGCCGCGTCAAAGCACTGGAAATCCTCATAGAGCTTCTTTTTCAGCATGTCAATGGTGCTGCTGGTGCCCTCATACGGCGCCTCGATGGTTTTGCTCTCCACCTTCGCGCCATCGTCGCCGTTGGCGTGGGCGACATGGGTGGTTTTCAAGCGCTCCACAAACTTTGCGTCGTCAAGGTCATCCATGCCGTTGCAGTTGGACAGCACCCAATAGATCAGATTCCCCTCGTCTACGTTGTTGACCATATTTGAGGACGCAAGGTCGAGCGCGTCAATGGTGTTGCGCTTGCCGGCAATTTCGGACAGACACCGCTTATTGTTTTTCAGCGGCACGATGGGCAAACTCGGATAGTTCCCGCCGTCGTAAATCTCTGTTTCGCCGACTTCGGCCTTGCGGATAACGAGCTTGTAGCTGCGCTTTTCCTGTAATACGCTCATATCTTTGTTTTTCGGCTGGAAGTACTCGGTGAACCCGTCGATCTCATACAGCGTCGCTCTCAGAGGCTTATCCTGTGCCACCTGCCAGAACCGGATGCCAGCTTTCATAGCGCCGTCTTCCTCATCGTAGAGGGGAACGAACTCAAGCAGGGAGAACACCCGCAAATGCGTCAGATCCCAAAAGCCGAAAGACACGCCCGCGATTTTCGCTTCACGCGCCGCATCCATGACTTCCTGGTCGAAGTCCGGGCATAGCTTGTTCGGTGTTTCCTTCTCCGCAAAGGTTACGCCGTTACCCAGAAGATAGGAAACCTCCTGATCGACCGCCAGGCCGAAGAACCGGCTGGCCAGCTTATGGTTTGCCGTCCACATATCCGTGTGGGCACGGCCCTGCATATCGTAGATGATCTTTTCATAGCGGTTAATGGTCGGATTCAGGCCGTTGTAATATTCCTCAGCATCCGCCGCCGTCTTATATGCGTGGGATTCGCGGTGCTCGTTGATCGCGCTTCGGATAAACTCCATCCGCGCCCATTCATCCTCACCCACCGCCACAAGGTCATTATATGTCTTAATCTCCGCTCACTCCTATCTGCTCCAAATGGGGACATAATCGCGTTTATACGCCTTATTCTTCAAGATTGTGTAGGCAAAATAGCGCGTTTCGTCCATTGCGTGGTCGTTTTCCTTGATTGGCCTGTCGTCGGCGGATTTTTCGTCCCACCGATATAGCCCAAACTCTCGGATGCAGTCTTTGCAGCCACGATGCACCTTGAGAATGCCGTCTTGCAAAAACCGCGCCGTAGTCATAATCCCGTTTGCCACGTCGTTGTTTGCCTTGCGGACTATATAGCCGCGCCGACGTAAAACCTCAATGAATGAAGCAGCAGACGGGTCAACGATGATGCTTTTGACGTCCGCCTCGCCGATGAGCTTTTTAATTTCGTCGGCGTATTCCTCGTCCGTCTTGTTCTTCTGGTTCTCGCGCCCGGAATAGTAATACTCGCGGATGCGCGTGGCCGTCTTACCGTCCCAGCGCCACAACCCTGCGGAAAATGGATTAAGCGTGCCGTAGTCGCAAGACACATAGTATTCTCCCTTTTCCGGAAGCTCGTCCACAATGCAACTCTCGTCAAACATGGGATAGATCAGCCCCTCGGCCATCACCCACAAGCCGCGAATGTAGCGGTCGTAGAATACCCCGGAAAACATAGATTGATAACGTTCCAGCGTCTTTTTCGATAATCCGGGGTTGTCCGTCATTTCAAAATGTAAATACAGCGCATTTCGCTCTTTGTTCCGCTGTATCCACTCTGTATAAAACCAGTGCTGCGGGCTTCCCGGGTTGCAGGAAAACCACAGTTTTGCCCCGTCTACCGAGCAGCGGGTTAGCGCCTGCTCCACAAACGAGCGCGGCATCAATACCACCTCGTCCAGCAACACACCCGCCAACGTGCGGCCTTGGATCAGCGTATAGCTTGCCTCGTCCTTGCCGCCGAACACTTCAAAGTAATTCGTCACGGCGCCGCGCCGCACTTCCATCACCTTGTCGCCGCGCCGCCATCGAATGATATAGCGTTCCTTCGCAAGGCTCATCGCCGTAAACGGCACGATGATGTTCTTGGTGCAGCTATCAACCGTGCGGCCACACACGCCGAAGCGCTGACCGCTGAAATTCTCCATCGCCCAGCGCACATACGCCCACATCATAATGGAGGTCTTACCGGAACGCACCGCGCCGTCACAAATTAGCGCGTCATAGCGGCTGTATGGAAATGCCAATATTTTTTTCTGTTTATCGCTTATCGGCATTAACAAAATCCTCTATAATTTTTCTTTCCCTTTCGGAAATAGACCAAATAACTTTGTTTTCCTTCTCCGCCGCTGCCTTCTCCGCCGCTGCCTTCTCCGCCGCTGCCTTCTCCGCCGCAACTCTATCCGAGCAAAGCAAGCCTTTCCCAAAAATAGTTTTTTTGTTCTCTTTTTGAATATCAAGTGCTGAAATTCTTACAGATTCATTTTTTGGAACTAAAAAACTAATTCCGTACTTACTTAATTTTTGCAAGAATGTAGCGGTAATTACATTATCTGGATAATCATATTTTGGAAGTTCTCTGTGTAACTTTCGCTCGTTCTTTTTATTTTCTTCCGTTATGATTTTGTATAGTTCTGGGCTTGTCCTTGCCACATTGCTTTCAAGGTTTGTTGCAAACGATGTGGAAACTTTAGCACCGTTTTCGTATGTAATTGATGCACCAACCGCAATTCCGCAATACCCATCGCAAACCGGAGACAAAAGGGTAAGCGCAGGAGCAAATAGAAAGAATTTTATGTCTCTTGAGTTATAAAAGCTAATTATTTTTGATATAATCGAAAATGGAGGGTTGTCCAAAACAACGCATCCGTCTGAATACTCGTAACGCTCATAATCGCCGCCAGGATAAAACGGCCTTACGATGGAATCAGGAGCAATTCCGTATTCATTGCAAGCCCAACCTCGTATCGCATCATATACAAGTGGCGGAGTATAGCAATCATCCGTTGTTTTCTTTGGCTTGAACTTTTCGACAAATGCGTCATATTCTGCATTGTCTTCAAACAAAAACGTTTTTTCATTCATCGCTATCCAACTCCTCCGCCATCTCGCGCAGACTCTGACTAAGCGCATCTTCTCTCACCGTGTCGGCAGGACTGCCGCCGATCATCGCCCACTTGTCGATTAGCGTCCCCATCGCTGTGGTGATTTGGCTGAGATTCGCCGCCGCCAGCTTCTCCGGGTCGTTGAGCATTTCAAGCCCCTTGCCGATGAACGAACACACAAGGTCTTTGTGGTCGTTCATGTACTCCATCACATCGGCGGTGTTCTCTTCCTTTTTTTGTTCGCACTTTTCCACAATGTCGGCATTCGCCCGCACGAGGTTCTTGACCGTCGTTGCGGACACGCCGTTTATTTTTGCCGTGGCGCAATAGTTGTTCGTCTGCACATAGTCTGCCAGTATTTTCTTTTTCTGTCGGTCTGTCAGACGCGCAGCCATTGTCGCCACCTCGCCGCTTTTATTTGCTACCAGCCCCCACCCCTTGGCATTACATAGCAGACTTTACCCGCCCCGAAGGGCTACAACGTGCCGCACTCTCAGGGCAGCGGCTCTCCTCTTTTGGTACGGCATTGCAGTCCTGCCCTGCTTTAGCGCTTCAGGAAAAGTCCCCGTCACTCGCTGTGGTCTCCCCTTACGGGGCACCTATGCCGCGTGTGGGGCATACGCCCCAAGAAAGCCCCTTGCGGGTGAAAACGATTCAACGTTTTCATCTGGCGCCGCATATTGGTCGTCTTCCCGCTTAGATTGTCACATCACCGATTGCTGCTTTACATGCACAGCACCATTACGCTGAGGCGGTTCCCTCCCACGGTGCAGTTTTCAGCGGGCATTGTCATTTCCATGTGAGCCACGACGAACGGTCTCACAGTGTCCGGGTGCTACCCGGCCTCTTGTGCAGGCGGCTGGACTCGAACCAGCGACACGATCTCGGGGAAAGATAAGCCCCTCTCTCTAACCATCTGAGTTACACCTGCATATAACAACAGCCCATAGGTTCCCCTACAGGCTGTTTGTGCCGGTATGACCTTTCGGTGCCAGAAGGTGCGCCCAATACCGGCGGCGCATGGAAGGGAGGAAAAGTGATGATTGGGAAAACGCGTGGATGCCACTGTCCTATCATCCACTGTACCTATTGTAGCACATCATTAAGTGGAATTTGGCTCATCTTTCCTATCGAAACCACAATATGTAGCGATGTCGAACAGGAATTTCTCTTTCCTCCGTCGGAATGTCGCTTCACTTATTCCCGGAACAATAATCCTATTTCGGGAATACTTGTGCTTGCCCTGACAGTTGCGCATGATGCCCTGTGCAAGCTGCTTGCGGACGCTCTCGCTCTCCAAATCCAGCCCGCAGCGGTCTATGGCATATTCCACCGCCCGCATTTTCTTGGTTTCCGGCCAGTTCTCTATGGCTGCAAGCTGCTCCGCCTTGCTCTCGGCAGGCCTACCAGCGCCCGATCCAGTTGGCATGCCCTCTGTGGCACTATGCGTCCCGTCCAGGATCTCCGCCCGGGCCTCGCGGTACGCCCGCACCCGGCGTGGATATCCACGCACATAAGCAATGCACTCCAACCGCACGTCATAAGGCAGCGTCTCCTTTTTGCTCATTTTCCCTCCTTTACTCCGCACTGTTTACCATCTTATATTCGCCCCGCAGGGCCTTTTCGATGTCCGCCATCTTTACATAGCCGTTGTTTTTGGCCTCCACCAGCTCCACAAGACATTGCTGGAGGTATTCCAGGCTACGGGTGTCGTGCTCGTCCGCCGTCTCCTCCCGCACATGGAATCCGCACTTGTCCAGCAGGACGCAGGATACATTGTCCATGCATTGTTTGGCGCCATCCAGACGGCCCAGTTCGTAGGCCTTAGCCGGATTATTTGGCACCGGTCTGCCGTTTGTCCTTTTGAGCATCGCTATTACCCCTTTCCTCGTATTTGCATACGCCCGGTGTATTTGCCACTGGGCAGAAGTCTGCACACGCCGGGCAATCTGCGTTGACGCAAACCTCGTCTTGCATCCACTTGCATTCATCATTCATCGCCGTCACCATCCTTTCCTTGATGGGAGATCCTTCGCATAGATATTCGCACCACGGAAAACACACCACATCTGATAATAATGCGGGACATTCCATCTCGTTAGGGCAAGTGCAAATTAACATTCCGCGCCTTCCTTCCGTTCTCCGTAGGAGCAGAAATCATCCGGCTTGTGCTGTACCATCACACCCCGGTAGCACACAAAATCGCCGCCTGTCCACTTACACTCCTTACACCGTACCACCGGCACAGCGTCTACGGTGGGAATCGCTCTCAAAATTTCAGCATCCATATATGCCTCATTCTGCTCCATCCAACGACTCGCAACATCAGCGTCAATCAGCCGCATCGCCGTCACCTCCGTCCATCTTTGCGCCGCAATTACAATACGGTTCTTTATTCATTTCAACTCGCCAACATCGACTGCACATATAAGGGTGAGTCATCGAGATAACTCCTTTATCGTTACGAGTAATCCACTTGCCATGCACCACCGGGGCCACATCAGCGGTGGGCAAATTCTCCGCATATTCCAACACCGATTCAATGCCGTTTATAAAATGCTTGTTGCCGTTCTTTCTGTCGTAATGATCGCGACGAATGGGAAATTGCATCAACGCGCCTCGCTCGATGTATTCAGCCATTGTCTAAAATTCCCCTCCATACTTTTTCGTAGTCAGCCGTTTCATAGTCTATTTTCAGATGCTTTTCTCGGAGCATGTTGTTCAGTGCCCTGACGCATGGGCGTCCATACGTATTATCCTCACAGTAATCACACATACTGCCAAATCCGCAGCACCCAAAAGGACTATATTTGTGCTCGCTAGCCGCAAATTGTTCGTTACTCCATTTCTGAAAGCCATTTTCCCATTTCCGTTTAGTTCTATCTGCATCGGTATGTGGTTGATTCTCCGATACGTCATATAGTTGCATTTGGTCAGCCATTTTCAGCCCTCCTCACAGTAAAATCTGGAAATGTCATCCATACGCCAGCGAACCGTGTCCGAAATAGTGGAATAGAGATACCCCCCTTCCATGTGTACGGACCGCACACCGTATACCTGCCGCGGATTCGTGAAATGCCCGAATTGCTTTTTCATGTGTTCCTCAATCTCTTCCTTGAAGATAATAGTTAACCGCATCACTCCACCTCCTGCAACGACTGCACAGCTATTGCTACTGCCTCTGACAACCCATCACTGGGAGACCACGCATATTTGTCGCACAAGGTAGAGTAGTCTGCATACAACTGCACTAACATAGCAGCAGCTTCTTGTTTTGTCATTTCACTCCCCCCTCATGCATCCAGAACTCACGACGACATGCACCACAATCCGTTGAACAAAGGCACCTGTACTTTTCAGATACATCACCACCCACAAAGGAGGGACAAATACGAAGAACACCGTCTTTATCCAGTACAGCATTAGGATATTGTTTCAGAAACACGCTCTGCCGCGTCTTGCGCGGGTGTGCAGCAGACCATTCCTCGACGATGGTCACAATGTTGTCATCATCAACCATTCCTTCCAATGCACTGCACTCGCAGTCTTTTGCGGGGCATTGATAGCAGTCCCCGGCATGGTGGTAAAAGCGGCACATTCGGTCGCGTTCTTTGATAAACTTCACAGCGTCCATATTATCAACCTCCTATCTCATATGTCGTTTCCCAGCCTTTGCAAACCTCGCGCTCTGCCGCACATAGCGCTCCCGGGCGGCGGTATTGGCTTGATCCACCCAGGGCTTTTCCTCCAGCCGCTGGGTCTCATATTCCCGGAAAGCCTCGCAAGCCTTCCGGCAAGCCCCGCAGGGGAGCCTGTCCGGGCAATCCTTCACACAGGGGCTTTTCATTCGGCCCACCTCACAACTTTTTCCCGCACGCCCCACCGCAAGGCATCCTCGTGGCTGTCAAAATACAGATCCAGCCGATTCCCGGCAATGGCTCCGCCGGTGTCCTGCACGGTGTATGTATGGCCGTCCAGTTCGATTTCCGTACCCATCGGCAGCACATCTGGGTCTGCGGCGACCGTCACGCCCTGGGTGGCTTTTACGCCGGTGGCTGTGTAGCCATTTGCGTACGCCCCACAGCATTTTTCACAGGGGCAGTACGCAGTGACGGTAAATACGCACGTCCGCGTCTCCTGGGTCTCCTGCGGCTCATCGCTGGGCAGAACCACCACCGGAGGCACAACTACAGTCTCCGGCGTTTGCCCGCTGTCCTCTGTAGCAGACGCAATGCCCAAGGCCCCCAAGATTGCTACAAGCAGCGCCGCGATTAAAACGCTTCTTTTCACCATTCCACCGTCACCTGCCCTTCATCCGGCAGCAATACCCGTAGGTTTGCAAGCAGGGATTCCCGGCCACCGCGCCGGAATGGCGCACCCACTAATTCCGCCTCGCGGCGTATTGTTGCGTCACAAGCGTTCATTTCCTTCGCCAGCCATTTGGCCGTACCACCGAAAGATTGCATGTTTCGGAAAAACTCGCGCTTCAGATCCTCCGGCATTGCCTTAAATTCCCGCCACGGCATAGGCCGCGTGATATTATAGCTTTTCACCTCTCCGTTTTTCTCCTTCCTCTGCTTTTCGGTGAGGGTGTCGCTGGGGAGCGAACACCCACCGCGTTTTCTGTTGATGTGCGCAAATGCACCCATCGCTATGCGTTTTTTCTGCATGCAGTCGTAATCAAAATCATTCACTCGCACGTCCTCCTTTCGTCCGCCTCAAACTCCGGGCAACTTAGCACCAAGTAAGATTCCGACTTGCGGCCTGGTATGCCGAGCGATTTTACCGCCACCCATCCCGGAACCGGCTCAAAGCGTACCTTTTTGGTTCTATCCAGCTCCGTCCAGGAGCAGCGCCCAACAGCTTTTTTGCATCTCCAACAGAGCGTCCCCCTGCTTTCCGCGTTGTTTTGGTTTGTGAGCCTCTTTTCGCTTATCCAGCGCATCTTTCTGACGATTGCATCACACTGCTTGCAAGTTGTCCTCCACTTGTTTTCACCTTTTTTGTAGTAGTTTGTGATTGGCTTTTCCATGCCGCAGCGCTTACATACGCGCATCTCGGGTTGTCGCATCCATGTCCTCCATCTCCCGGATAAACAATACTGTCCGTGGGTTATCCTTGTCGTACAGCACCCGACTCCCGTCGTGGCTAACGATAATGCCGCTGTGGTCGTCCTTGAGTACACCGGCCCTCACCAGCACATCGTCGATGGATTCCAGCAGGTTTGTCAAATCCACCCTGCGCCGGGTAGGCATATAAAACAGGCATTTGACCTCCACAGGCTCCTCAATGGGGCGTTGCACTCTGGCCCTTTTGCAGTGCCATACAGCTTCCGCCTCGTAGTTTTGGTACTGCTTGGACGGCATGATAAACGGCTTCCCCGTTTTGCTGCTGTGCATGATCCGCATAGAGTTTTTCTTTGTGACGGGTGCCAGCGGCACCGTGATCTCAATCATCGTCTCCCTCCCCTATTGGTACGGCCACATACTTGGGCCGTCCTTTGGTACGCTTGCCGCCGTACACGGCCCTGTAGATCGTCCGCCAGCTGACGCCGCAAATGTTGGCCAGCTCGACGATAGATTCCGAAACGGCATCCGGAAGCTCGTACTTGTCCCGGCTTACTCGCATATAGATTGTCATTTCCGCCCCCCCTCAAAATCGGGAAATGAGCAGCTCCTAAAGGCAGCTTTGTTGTTTACCCACCTTGCAAAGCGTTTTTGCTCCGCTGTAGGTTCTCCTCCGTTATAGTCTCTATAGGGTTGCGCAAATGTTTCTATACCCATCAAATCCAGTTCGTATATCCTTCTCCAAGCTTCTCTTACATCCTCCTGCACAAGCACATAGCACCACAGTCTCCACGGCGAAACGCCGGCCTCTGTAAGATATTTGGATGCTTGTCCAATCACAGGCAGCATGGCAGATGTATCACAGCTCATGCGGATAAATCGTATCCATTTGAGTTGGTAGAGCAGCTCTGCCACTTCCCTTGTGATGAGCCTTGCATCCAATCCTTGATTGAAATCTACACGGACATTCTCATGTCCCATTCTCTCGATCTGCTCTAATCCGTGGTCGGACGCAAGCACATTGTTGTCCATAAACACGATGTCGCGGCTATCCGGGCGTTTCACTTCTTCCCATGTAGCAGCAGGACGGATATGCCCCTCTTTTTTCGGCACGATACACCACGGGCAGTTTCGAATGCACCCGCGCGTTAAAAACCCTATCGCCGGTTTCCATGCGGGGTACAGTGAGTAATCCGGGAATGTCCGTTCGATCTCGTCCGGCAGGTGGCCATAATCCTTGTATCCCGTCCCGCCCGAAATGATCTCATCGGCATTGATGCATGTTTCCTCGTCCGGGGAAAATGTGAATACCTTGCTTTTGTATACCCGATCATAGTGCGTAAAACCATCCCACCATTCCACGCTGTCTCCCCGCAATTTGTGATACGCGGCCAGCCGCATCAAAGCGAGGTTCGGGAAATTGTGCCCGTCAACATCGATAAGTCCAATGTTCATATAACTACCTCTCAATACCTCACTCCGATGTAGTCCAATACTCTGGCGTAGCCAAGCCCCTTTTCAGTTGGCTTCCACAGGCCGTCCACAGGGTCATACGCCCCACCGCCAATGCAAAATTCGTAGTGCTTCGGGTGCGTATGTTTCATCCTCTCAAAACGATTCTCGCCTTTTTCCAGGTGTGCTCCAAATGCGCAGAACATGCAGCCCGTGCGCTGGCATCCCGTGCAATGTAATTTGCAGTCGATCAGCGTCGCGGTGTAGTCATTCTCGCCATCGCTGGCCACGATGTCGCCGTACACGCTGGCGTAGGGGAGTTGGTGGTCTACGATGAAGCGAAGCACGTCTTGCTCTGTCCAGAAACTCATAGGCTTGCCCATAGGCCGCTTGCCCTCGAAGGCGTTGCAGCCGCTTTTCAGCCAATATGTCATGCGTAATCTGCTTTCTTCCGCCATTACCGCCGATGTCGCCTGTTGACCTGTTTTGTGTGCGTAGGTTTTCAGCGGCGACTTTTTCATGGCGGAGCAGCACTTGTCAGAGATGAGAAATGGCGCATCCAGCAGAAATTCCCACTTTTCGCAGTTGTAGACAGACGGCTGCCCGTCTTTCCGCACACTCTCGCCGCGTAACCGCTTCATTCGAAGGCCGTTTGGGTTGTGTCTTGCATCCGCAACAGCCGCCGCAACATCTTTGCTCACGATGCTATACCCGTACTTCCGCACCACTTGCCGGATATTCATTTTTGGCCGCAGCCGCACAAGCTCAACGGTGATGCGTGGAAACTCCCTCCGCAGCCAATCTGCGTACTCATTGACGAATTTCTGAATTTCAGGGTATTCCAGCCCTGTGTTGACAAACACAAGATTCAGCTCCCACGGCGGTGTCCTGAAGCTTGATAGATACCGCGCCGCCAAGTACGCCAGCACAGTGCTGTCCTTGCCACCAGAAAAACTGACATAGCACTTCCCGCCCCACGCGGTGTACCACTCGTCCAGCTTCTCGTAGCTGGTAATCACCTTGTCCTCTAAATCCAAAGCCAGCAGTGATTTCGCCGCCTCTTTCGTCAGTGGAGTATTAAACCGTTTCATTTCCGCCACCCATCTCCATCTGCCCGTCCACCTGCATGGCTTTTGCAAGACGGCGGTATGTCCCCAGCTCGTCCAGAGCACGCTTGCGGTACATAGCAAGGAGCATCTTCTTCTCCTCGTCCGTCTCCGCCAGTTTGTACCCACCATCCGGCAGAGCCACAATGGGCACCCCCTGCCGCCGCTGGGCTCGGATCATTCGCCGGTTCTCTCTGTCCGGCATCCCGGTCAATGCTTCAAGGTTTTTCCGGGTGTATGTAATGCCGGGAATCATGCGTAATGTGGTCATGTCAATCCTCCAATCCGCCCCACTGCTCCGCCATTGCTTTGGCGATGCCGGGGAAAGTTTTGCTCCGCTCTTTTGCATGGTTGCTACCCAACCACCAAATCCTGGCTCTTTCTTTTTCCGGAAGCGTCATCATATACTCATATACATTGTCCGTTTCTTGTAGCAGCGGAAGATTTTTTAACCACAAGCACGTCTTTTTCTGCTCGGGATGGCCAAATTGATACGGATTGATGATTTGATCGGGTTTACGATAGAGCGAACTCATAACACAAATCGGATTTTCTATTGCGATTTTTTCAACATTCGCTTCTGCGAATTTCAAGAAAAAAGCAGCGGCTTCATATTTTA